TTCTCATGGTCTTAAAAATTTTAGTGCTGAAAAAATGGCCCCGCCACCGGTGCTGTTAAAGTATATGCGAAAAGCCAGCCACAGCACCAGGAGCAAAAGAATAAGCCCAATCAATAGCCCGGCTCCCTCTTTGCGGTAGCCCCACTTCTCTTTGGCGGTTATCTGGCGTATTTGAACGGTCTTATACTTCAATATAAGTGTGCCGCCTGTGCTGTGCATCGAAATATCAAAGGCATTTGCGGTTGGCTGTGCTATGGTTAGCTGATATTGAATAATAAAACTGGCAGTATCATTGGTGTATTGGATGGTGCCGGTGTGTACCAGTGGCGTATCGAGGCATCGCTGCGCGGCAGCGGCCTGCACTATTTTGCTTTGCAGGTTTCTGCGCACCTGTTTGCGGCAGTTGGTATCGGGCACCAGAATTAAAAAACTATCGATCTGTATGCTGAGCGGCAGCGTATCGCGAACAATTTTTATTTCCTTTTCAATAATAGTTTGTGGCGGCAGCTGCACGGTGTCGCGCTTATCGCTTTGCAGATGCGGGTGTTTGTTTAACAGCCGCTCCAAACGCAGCTGTGGGCTGCATCCGGTAGCGGCTATTACTAAAACAAAACTAAGTATGAAAAGGTGGCGCATGGGTTATTTATAATGCTGCGTTTAATGCTTCGTATTCATCTTCCGGCAAATTGTTTTTAAGCCAATCCATTATTTGCTTATAAACCTGATGCCTGTATTGCCCTAATTCGTAAGGCATAAATCCCTCTATGTTTTGCAGATGGAAAATGCCTTTTAGCAAATCGGCATATTTTTTCAATTCATAGTATTCAGCTATTGCCAGTATGGAGCCTGTATGATTATTTACATCGGTAAGCGATTCCACCTTTTTAACCAACGCATTAAATGATTTTGACTTACCAACTCCTGCTGATTGATTATCCGGTTTTAATAAAACGTAACCGGCAGCTGCACCCGCTGCGAGTGCAAGAATGTTTTCGGTTTTCATGGTTGGTTGTTTTGATGTTTAAATAGTTTTTCTTTAATGCTAATGCAGCCCAGCACCACGGCTATTACACCGCTGCTAAAGGCAGCCAGGTGCGCCAGTGGTTCCAATACGCTTTGGTCGAGTGCTACAATATCTATAGCTGCAATAGCCCAGCTAATGGCTGCAAACAAAATGCTCAGCATAGGGTAGTTAGAGTGGTCTGTGTTTAAATCAAAGGTCATAGCGTCAGGTAGTGCTTTTAGTTTGTTTAAAAAGATAGCAGTGTGCTTTTGCGGCTTTTGTAGCCGCCATCGGCAGTGAAGTAGCCTATACTTAGCTCCACAATTTTTGTAGTGGCATTGCCTAGTACGGCAAAGTAATTGATGCCATCGCCCACGGGCATAAACACATTGGCATCGCCCAGCATAAAAGTATCGGTAAATGTTTTGCCGTTCACTTTCATTTCAAAACTTACGGTGCGGGCAGCAGCATTGGTGGCCAGCACTTTTATGCGCGGTTGCCTCCATAGCCACCACAGCAGCGTAATGCCTATGCCGGTGCTCAGTATGCCTTGTGTGGTGCCTGTCATTATCTTACTTCTTTATATAATTTGTAAGCGCCATAGGCCAGTGCCGCAAAGCCAAATGGCAGAATAAGTTTGCTGATGGTGCCGGCTGCTCCGGCTGCGTTTTCTATCACTTCGCCCGCTTCGTTTACCACGGTGCCACCGGCATTTATAATGTTGGGCACTATCAACGAAAAATCGTTTGGGTTCAATATGCCCACCGATATAAAGTAGTTGGTAAACGAGCTATCAAATTTGCAATCGTTGGTGCTGGCTCCAAAACTATTGGCACCCTGAAACCATGCCGTGTACCAAATCAAATTGGCTTGTGCGCGTCCAAAGTGCTGTTCGAGTGCCTGGTGCCATGCCATCCATTCGCCACATTTCCAGTAGCCATCTATAAAGTTTGGCCCCCAGGTATCATACACGGGTGTGCTTTGCCAGGTAATGGGTTGGCCGTTAAAGGTAACGGTGCCCACTGCTGCGCTTTTACGTGCCGGACCTGCTATGTAATAGATTTTAGCCATGGTCTTTCTTAGTTAGCTTGCCAAACCAAAGAACCATGCCCGTTATCTACCCACTGTCCGTTGCCGCTGTCCGGGTTATTGTTGCCACCGGTGGTGCCTCCACCAAACTGATCCCACGGCAGGGTTTGCAATACCTGTCCTAAACTGTTTACTACCGTGGCTACACCACCCACTACATTTACCCAGGTTGGCTGGTTGGTGCCGTTCAAAAAGCCGTTCCACTGCCCGCCCGGTGGTATATACTGCGCACCACCAAAACCCGGTGGGGGTGTGGGGCGGCTTACTAAGGTGTAAATGCCATAGGCGACCGCTGCGCCCCCAACAAGAAGTAGTATTTGATTTGTTTTCATAGGTCCTTAATTTTTATGATGTAGGAAAATTGAAATTGTTATTCACCACAGTGCCGGGCGTAAACGTGCCCTGCTGCGCGGGTAGCTCAGGCACTGCCGCCTGGTCGGGGCCGGTGTAAGTGATGGTGGCTTGCTTTTTTCCGCTGAAAAAATAAATCAGCAGCAAACCTGCACCGCTTATCAGCAATAGGTTTTTTGTTTTCATAGCACACCGTTTATTCTTAGCGTTGGGCTGCCGGATGGCTGCTCTGCGTTGTTTACAAATGTGGTTTGCTGCACGGGCTGCCCATCTGGAATAAACGGAGCAAATGGCTGCGTGTGCGGCTGATCGGGCACAATGGCTGCAGGTGCAGCAGCGGCAGTTTGTTGGCTGCGCTGCCAGAAGTAGGCGAGGGCAAAGCCAATACCAAAATATATTGCTTTCTCTTTCATAGGTTATGCTTTTTTGTTATCAATAAATTTATCGAGCACATTTTGCACAGTAGCAATGCCCAGCAAAATGCAGATAATCAGGCCAAAGGTCCACAGCACATTTTCGTTCACATCGCGGCTGCAGTTATAGGTTTGCTCCACATAGCGCATACAGCCAATGGCAAAATACACGGCCATCAGTCTGCGGATGCTCAAATCACCTTTGTTATCGGTGAACGGTGAAAGCAAAAATTTTATCAGTCGCATCATGGCAGTATGGTTACTTTAACGGTTACAGAGCCACCGGTCACATTATTTACACCGGCTGTAATAACCAGACTGCGGTTAGCGGTGGCGGCTGTTGAAAATCCTGCGTATGTTTTGCCGGCATTTACGTTGGCCAGCGTGTCGGCAGCAATAAGGTTTGGGGCATCGGTTTCTAAACCAAAGGCGAGCGTGGCACCTGCACCACCGGTCAATGCATTACCTATGGCCTGTATGCTTGTTATCCGGGCATCTTCTGGTATAAAATTATACAGCACACTGCTGCCACTGTTAAGCGGAGAAGTGGCGAAGTCGTGTGTGAAGTAGAACGTGCTGCCGTTCAAATTGTTTACCTCATTAACAGCACCGTCAATATCATAATTGACAGCAATGTTCTGGTACACATCCTGCTCGTTATTGGCTATTACGCTTACAAATTTATTGTCAAAAACATTTCCGTCATTGTTATAAATGAAGCCGTTTGTTCTGTTATCTATTACATTTTGCAGATTGTTATACACACTATACAACTGATTGTTGCTGAATATCACATTGGGTTTGGTCATGCAGTTCCAGTCTGTTCTTTCAGCAGGGTTATAGGCTAGACCATATATCTGATTTAGGTGCCAATCGATACCAATCATATTGCCATGCTCATCTGCCAGCATATTTACCCATGCTTCTTCAAAATCGTATTGGCACTTTAGCAACAAAGGCATATACTCATTATTGCTAAAATTATTTCTGTTTATATAGTCCCAATTCGTAGAATCAAGTGTTGCCTCATTTGTTGCGCTGCCTATGCTTCCTGTTTTGTTCTTCCACACTACACCGCCCCAAATAAACAGGTCGTTTACGTTGGCTGTTTTGCTGCTTCGCCAGATCCCTTTCCACACATTGCCATCTACTGTTGTTGTGTCGTATGTCTTAGGGCAGTTTAACGAAAGCAGCGTATTTCGGTCATACGTTGATGCACTTAGTGTTTCCACAAACATCCCGTTCTGCACATCGGTAATCTTGTAAGTGGCTGGGAACTGCAAGTTAGAAGCCGCGGCTAATGTCAAAAACTGCGCAAGCGTTTTAGTAATTACTACCGCTCCTGTTGGGGAGTATTCGCTCCATGATTTAACACCGCCTGTTATGTCTAAAACATATTGACCGTCAGCCGTTGGAATATCTAAACAAGCATCTACCCTTTCGCAAAATGTTTCTTCGGGATTTATGACCTCATCGTCTAATGTTACAGTTACGGCAATGTCATTAGTAGCAGTAGCTGTTACTGTGGCATCTTCTAAAGTAACTGTAATATCAAAAATCATACACTAACTTTAACCTCTCCTAAAAGGATATTTGAAACAATAGACCGCTTTACGTTGTTAGTGAAATTGTTATTATCAATATCTACTGTCACCTCCGCGTATAGTTTGCCTTCGGGAACTTCATTCAGTGAACTTCTATTTACATACACATTTGCGCGTCCTGTGTTAGCGTTTATGATTACAACCGTCCCTGCACTTAGTGAATATTCAGCTAAAATGTTTGAACGCTTTTGATAGATACTCACCGCGATATTATCGGCATTATCTAAATCAACAGGAACGCCTGTGTTATCGTTTATAGTAAGCTGTAAAGTATGGTCTGAACCTGTTTGTATCTGATTTAAAGCCATGTTGAATTATTTAAGTCATCGCAACATTTACGGTATTTGTTAGTCACTTTTCTTTGCCCCCAAATTCTTACGCCTTCGTTTGGTTTTGCAACGTCCGTTGAATCGTATTCGTATTGCACACCGTCTAAAGTATTGTCTAAGTCATTAAATCGCTTTGTCATTCGAGCCATTAGAACATCTCTTTTGTTGGTAATGTCAGCCATTAACTCCCCTTTCTTTTTATCGGCTATTTCGGTAGATGTATCTTCGTTGTTTTGTCTTATTCCGTATTGTGTAACATTCGCACCATGCCACAATATAAACCGATAATAAGCGCAACATTCAAAAAATGGCTTAATGTAACCTAACCAAAAAGTCATGCGCTCTAATTCGCCCCAATTTGTATTAGTTGAACTCGGTAAAGAGTTGGTATTATTGGCTAAACAGCGATAATAAACTCCGTTGTAGTTTATCTTATTGCCTACTACATACGCTTTTTCTTCATTCCATTGCGTAGGATTTTCTAACAACACCGCCTTAATAGAATCCATTAGCGAATCAGGCAACGTAGTAATCACATCGAAGTCGTAAGCGTCCTTAACCGATATGTCAAAGTCTTTTTCGGGGACGTTTTCAGTTAGCTTGAAACGCCCTTTCATATCGAATACAGTAAGCCATTTAAAATTTACACTCATAATACAGGATTTACATCAGGAACTAATTTTAAAACATCTTCGCTGCTAATCCCAAACAACAAAGTCAATGTAGCACGTTTTTGTTCAACGCTCAAATTCACATCGCCTAATATTTGCGTGAATGCTTGTGTTCCACCTATCCCTAATTTTTCAATTAGTAGCGGTTTTGTTTCTACACCCTCTACAATCAATTCAGGAAACCCGAACAACTCGCGTCTTTCGGTTTGTGTCAAATCATTCATTACACTTTCAGGAATGTAAGAAACAGGATTGAACTTTGTAATGCTCCAATCTAATTCAGGATAGACGTTTTTCATTGCACGTTCTATCATTCTTTGTAATCCGTTCACGTTGTTATTTAACTCAATAGACGCATTGGCTATTGATTGCGTGTTACCTAAAATAGCTGCATCGCTAAACCCAACTAATACAGGGTGAACTCCCATATCTCTACACACCGCCCTATCTACTACTTCACGTTTGCTATTTGAACTGTCTACAATCGCTTTTGCATCGAAAGTTTGAAGTGACGGAATTTCATCTTTGGTTTTTGCCTCCAAAACCAATAAGCCACCTGCATTTGTTTCGCCTGTTTGGCTGCCTTGACGCAAAGTAAATTGGTCTAAACTTTCATTCAGATAATCTCTTTGAGTTTTGCCGTATTTGTCCTGTGTTTTATCATCAGTAGTCCCAACCAAAGTAAGTATCGCACTCGGCATGAATGCGTTTAAAACCATGTTTAAATCAAACTGCTGAATCTTGCTTGACGTTCTTATGTTTTCTATACCTGCATAATAATCAGGAACAGGATAGTGAGGATTGTCGGGTGTTTCTTCATACACATAATAAATCTCTCCCTTGTTTCCGTAGTTCTTTATTTGTTCCGAAAGTTGAATAGGCGTAATCGTAACGCCTTTATATTTCGGATAATATTCCCCCTTTTCTTTCTTATAGTCTTTAGTGCCAAGAGTAGGGTTAATAAGGAAATCACCGCGTAATGTTTTACGTATTGACTGAAAAGGTGTGTGTTTAGCGGAAACTATTTTACCGCTTCTATCTCTACTGATTACAAGCGCAAATCCTTTGAAGTATGCTAAGTCAAATCTGATTTGTTCGAGGAGTTCGTCTGAAGTCTGAAACGGATTTACTTTAAAAGTCTTTGTGGCTTCTTCGGAGAATCCATCGGCTGAAATGTATGTAGCAACTTTATTGACACATCGCTTTGCTATTCCGCTTTCGTTAATCCATTGGATAAGTTTGTTAGGTAGTAAGTTATCGTATCCGTAACGATATATGTTTTGGCTTTTATCCTCTATTACAGGAACAAAAAGATTCTGAAAGGGCTTAAATATGTTCATCTCAAATGTGGATACACCACCATCTTTTCAGCGCGCACGCTGTAACCATCCAAATGTTTAACTAACTTTTCCCTGCTTATGTAACAATTAGACTTAGGTTGTAAGTCCATATAGTGACCGTCACAAGGCTTTTCCTCTTTGCTCAATTCATCAATTAGCGTGTCGTAAAATGTTCTATTAACAACGTATGCAAACGCACCGCTTAACCTCCACACTTTGTTTAAGTTATCGCTGTGTTTTCTTACTGCATACGGTGGACTTCCGTTTAAATACAACATATCCCAACTTTCAGGAAGTTCACTATAAACACAGTTAAACTTTTCTTTGAAGTCGCTAACAAAACTTACATCGTCTTCTAAAATTAGAACGCATTCTAACCCCTCCGACTTTGCTTGTTTTATCGCTTTTAAGTGCGACCTCAAACACGCTATTGAATTTGAAAGAACGTTACCCTCAGCACCTATTTTGAATCCTTCGGCTTTCTGCCTCTCTTCTTTGCCGTCAATGGCTGCAATTCGCTCACCTCTGATACCTGCACGTTCACATTCTCCGCTAATTCTTTGCCATCGGTCTTTGCTTCGCTCAAGGTTGATAATGTAGGTTCCGGTTTTTCCTGTGGTGCAGAAAAAGTCTCTGGAGTAATTTTTTTTACACTCAAAACATCTGCCTTGCGAATCGCGTTCTTGTTTTCTTCGAGTATGTGACCGCGTCCGTTATTGATAAGCAACTCCGCTAATTCATCGGTTAGATTTTCGGCAGTTATTAGCTGGCGTGAACCTCCGATTTTCAAAGTCACCTTATCGTTTTCAAACTCTTTTTTAAACTTAAATTGTGAACTCATATTTGTTTTTTGTTTTGCAAATTTTATCAGCCGTCCTACTGCTTCATTGTAGCAGTTATTGCAATCCTTTTTAACCGTTTTCCCAAAGGTTTCAAAGTAAACAGCGCGAATCTTTGTTTCGTCCGCGCTGTTTATTGCTTCACGAATCTTACTCGCTAATTCCATCTAAGTAAGTAATTGAAGTCGCAAGTGTTCCACCGTTCAAAAACAGGTAAGGAAGTTTGCGCTGCTCTCCGCTAAGTGTCAAAGTGAAAGAAGTTTTATCTTGCAAGTTTACACCTGTGCCTCCACTACCTGCGCTCGCGTTCAACCCCTCGTCAATTCCGAATACTTCGATTTGACCTGCATCGGTTTGAGCAATTACAAAAACATCGTCCGCGTTAATCAAGGCTTCAAGGTTGGCTCTGTCTTCTGGCGTATAATGGAATACCTCCAAATTAAACGAGGTGTTAAACGTGTTTACATTCTCCCCTGCGGTCAATTCATACGTGCCGTTGTTCTTATTCTTCTTTCCTGTGAACTGCTTTAGCGTGTAAGCATTAGAACTCGCATCGGTGTCCATTGTAATGGTATTGATGAAGTCGTTCGCGTCTTGCGTGTAGCCTGTTATCTGTGATAACTGCCCTATCCAAACTCGCTTATTAACTCCACCTACCTTGTTTAGCGCATCGCACGAGGCTGCAATTCCATTTAATAAATCTATACAAGCCATTTTCTTTGTGTTTTAAAGGTTAAAGGGCGGCTATTACACCGCCCTCTTTAATTAGAATCCTGCGATTACATTCAAATCTCCGTAACCATACTCGTAAGCAAGCAACGCTGAACCTGCGATACGGTAAACATCATCGTCTTGTGAATACCAAGCAGCTTGCTCCATGAAGCCTGTGCCGTCTAACAGAATCTTGTGGTTAGAGCCTACTGTCAAGATAACGCGGTAAGGGTCTATCACGTTGTTAGAAGCATCAAGGAAATCTGTTTCAAGTCTTTCGTCTACGATTCCCAAAACTACAATCGGAATACCCATGAAAGTGGTTTCGGTCATTCCGTTTACGATTGTTTCGCGCTGAATCGCACCTGCATTTGTTTGAGTTGAAACATACAAATAAGCAAGGTAAGCATCGTAAACACTTTCAGTCCAAATCCAAACTTTTTGCGCTTTCTCTACACGCTTCAACTGACGGCTTTGCGCGTCATACACCGCTTTCATAGTGGTGAAAAAGTTAGTAGTGTTAAGGTTAGAAGAAGTCAATGCGCCTGCATCTACTGTCCCATCTACTGCTGCTGCACCTGCTGCCAACTTAGTATACATACCATTCATAATTGAATAGTAAGCATCTGAAATTGTGGTGTCACCGAGAGTAACGAAAGA